CAACCTTCACAGATTTTAAATAGGGATCGATCCAATAGGTCCGGGAATCCACCTTGGCATCTGAAAACACATCGACCGCCAGATCATACAGGCTAATCCCTTCTGGCCGGTACAGACCCTTATAATAGGTTCCGTCCATGCCGTCAAACCGATCTGTTGCTGAAAATTCCATCTGCTCATCATCAGCAGACCATTCCTTTAATTGCACCGTTGCACCAGGAATCCACTCCACGGATCCGTCATCAAGCTCCTGACCATATAGAAAAGTAATATCCTGGCCAATCTCCAGGAAGTTTACAGAGCTTTCGACGTTTTCCACATCAAAAGCTCGGTCCTTATTATTTACGGTCAGATTAAAATCAATGGTCGGCAGCTCTTCCATAATAGGGCTGATGTGCTCCCTTTTGGTGGCTGAGAGGATCTTCCGGCTGTCAAAATATACACCGATCCCCATCGTTATCATGTTGATCCGGAACCGACTCTGTCCATTCACCATAACCGAAGGGGTGAAGCGCAGGAACGTGGCGCCGTTGAAGATCTCCTCTGTGACGAAATGCCCGACTGTATTACCCTTGATTGCTACCGTGTTGTTATCGGATTCTATGGTAAAATCCACCGGGTAGGCTTTTCCAAACTCTATCGTCAAGCCCTTGATGTCGTACTCAATCGGGAACCGGATCTCTATAGGGCCAAGAAGATCCTTTGAGACAAGTCCTTGATTGAGGACCACATCCAATCTCTCCCTTGGAAGGAAGTACATACTGCCGTCCACGGCCGTGTAGTCCTGGTCACAGGTGGCATATAGCTCCTTGACTTCATAATTATCCAGAGGCATTTTGAAACTGCTGTAATAGGCATATTTTTCTTTATCTGGAACAAAAGCGCTGGCCTGGGCTTCCTGATTAATAAGACCGATGGTTACACGAATATGTGACAATGGATCCCTGAACTCACGGCGCATCAGGTCTTTGTATTGCTGACTTGCTGGCTGCATTACTCTATCACCCCACAATCGACGATATTTACTTTACAATCCATATACTTTGTGGGAAGCCCGTCTTTATCAAATTCGATAGGCGTAGCTGTCCGATTTCCCGGATACATACGGATTGTCATCATTTGGTTATGTACCATATCCGGGATCCGGGCTGTTACCACGAACTTGTCAAACTCCAGGAGCATAGATGACCATGTGACAGCGTCTAGAAACTTCCATTGCAGGTTTTCGAACTTATACTGATCCCTACCTACTCTCTGGCCTATAAATTCACCTTTGGCATTTTTTCCGTCACTCACATTCGTTGCAACCACCAGATTTCCGCCAATGTCGGGAGACGGAAACTCCCGGCCATTGATTGTAATTACTGCCATATGTACCGCCTCCTTAAGTTGTTCTTAGAGAAAAACCGCTTCTCTTGTCCAGATCGGATAATTTCTTTTTAATCTCACGAATATCAATATTCACTGTTAAATCCATAGCCTCAATCAGTTCTATAATCTTCCGGAGAAGGTCCACCATGAGGGATAGGTAGTGATCCGACATGTTCTCGGTGGGCATGGTCATAGCCCGGCCAGCCATTGCCTGGACCTGATCTGTTGTATTTACATTATGTCCGGTAGTGCCGACCAGGGATAGCTGCGGGGTTGCATTGCTGACAATGGCGCTCATGCTGGAAGCAAGCGGTGCAATGGCGGATCTCATGCCATACTGCACTGCCCTGGTGATTCCCTCCGTAATCTGCATGTTATTGGCAACCGCAGCCTTGCCTCCCCAGCTTCCTACCATTTCGGGATTACCATTTTCATTGGCTACGAACAGGCTGCCTGATTCAGGAAATCCACCGGTTGCACGGCCCTTTACACCTGGGCCGCTATTTACATACCCTTTACTACTTCCCGGACTGGAGGATCCTTTTTTATCTTCTTTTTCTTCTTCATCGTCCTTGGCACCTTTAATCAGGTTCTTTGCTCCGCTTACCACCTTGTCCCAGGCTTCTCCCACTGCTTTCACAACACCGTCGAGCCATTTGGTAACATCTTTCCATACCGCCTGCATACCGTCCCAAAGCTTATTCATTACCGCCTTACCGATTTCCAGCATTTCATCCAGCTTGAATACTTCCTTGATCTTCTGCCAGATTTCCCCGAACCATTCCTTTATGGTAGTCCACTTTTCCTCAATGGTGGCCTTTACACTGTCCCAAATCTCGGAAAGCTTATCCCTGATCGCTTCGAAGACTTCGGCGGCTTTGCTTTTGATCGAATCCCAGATGTTTGACGCAAGGGTTTTAATACCATTCCAGATCAACTCCCAAATACCTTTTATAGCATCAAGCACAAGGTTTACTTTTAAAGCCATATACTCTAAGGCAACAGTTATGATGTCTTTTATGGCTTTCCAAATACCGTCAAAAAAAGCTTTTATCCCTTCCCAAGCCCGTTCCCAGTCACCAGTGAATACGCCGATGATAAAGTCCATAAGGCCACCTAAAGCCGTTAGGATGTCATCAATAACTCTGCTTACGCTCTCAAAAAAATGAAAAAATCTATCGATAGCATTTCTAGTAAATTCCGCTATAATCGGAGCCGCCGTTTCCATAAACCAAAGGATAAAAGGCAGCAAAACATTTTCCCACAACACAGTTATGGCATCAGCCGTTTTCCCTGCAAACTCCATGAATTTATCAATCAGGGGAGACAAATATTGTTCTCTGAACTCTTGAAATTTCTCAGAAAAATAGGTTAGCACTGGAAGGAAATGGGTATTATAAAGCTCCAAAAACTTTGTTGCAATCTCAGTAAAACCTTGCTTAAAAGAATCGAACATAGGCTTTACGTGGGCGTCATATGTTTCGCTTATTTTTGTGAAGACTTCTTCTACAATAGATTTTATTTCGGAGAAGATGGGCTCCACAGCAGAAAAGGTATCTTCCAGTGTCTGCTTAATTAAGTCCCTGTTCTGAATAAAAGGAGTTGTAATAGTATCAAGCAAATCCCTAGCCAGTTTGCCGACCAGCTCTGTAACGCCCATAAAAGCTTCTGCAAAAACGCCTTGCAGATCAGCACTAATTTGCTTTGCACTATCACTTCGAAGAGATGAAAAAATCGTAGCAAATGCCACGCTGAAATTGCCGACGATATCAGCAATACTCCCTCCGATATCAAACATGGATATCAGATATTCTTTAATCCTACCGCTGTTCTGTTCCAGGAATTTATTAATCCCACCCAGCAGATTATCCGCTATCGTAGCACCTATAGATGCAACACTTCCAGCAACCTTCCCCAGGTTTACCGCAATCCTGTTTCCGAATTCCTCTGCGGAGGCCAGGACGGCCGGATCAGTGAAAATGCCTTTCAGGCTCTCTCCGATGCCTTGTATCGACCGCTTTACACTATCCAGCACAGAAGTATCCCCAAAGCCAATACTGAAGCCTGTCTTAAATAATTCAGTTAATTCTTTCGCTCTGTCGATTAGGCCCTGATACTTATTGCTAACTTCATCAACGCCAGAAGTATCAAGGGAACCCATGTCAAACTCATCTGCAGCATAGCCAGATCCACTACCTGATCCGCCGCCACTGCCGGTATCCGGGCTAATGATGTTCAATTCATCGATTCCGGTAGACATTCCCTTGATATCCTTGGCCGCTTTCTTGGCAGCCCCACCAGTCCCCCCGATAGCACCAGAAGCATTATCCGCAGCATCGGTGATAGCCTCCATGCCAGAAGCCGCTGCAGTCGATATACCCCCACCAGAGCCTTTCTTTCCTGTAACCAGCTCCGTAAACGCCTTGAATGCATTGGCAAGACTCATCAGCTTTCCGATGATAGTATTGATGACCTGGATAACTGGGGTTAGGACATTGATAAGCCCCTGCCCAATGGTAGCCTTTAGGGCATTAAACTGTTCACTTAAAATACGAACTTGGTTCGCCCAGCTCCCGGAAGTTCTGGCAAAGTCACCTTGGGCAAATCTAAGCTTTTCCTGAACGAAAGCATATCTTAAG